TCGGTGGACAGGGCTGGGAGCCTTCAAAGCAGTTCCACTTTGTTCGTCTTTCAGACGAACTCGTTGGAACCACGCCTGTCATTTACGACATTGACAACAACCACACCAGCATTCCTGTTGGCGTGTTGCAGAACCAACCACGCGTCTACTTCAACACCACCCCGAACCTTCGTGGTGAGGCAGAAGTCACCATTTCTGGTGTGACCAAGGTTGTTGCTGGTGGAACTGTCACTGCTGGTTACCCAGTCGGTGCTGGCGTTTACGGCAAGGCCGTTCAAGTCACTGACACGGGCGACTCGTCTTACATCGTCGGAACTGCTCTTACGAGTGGCGTTGACGGTGATGTCATCACTGTCGTCATCAACTGCGCTGCACCTGTGCCAGCGCCGTCGGCATAGTCGGAAAGGACTGAAAAATGCCACAACCAAACGTAAACAACGTTCACATTGACGCAATCCTGACCAACATCAGCGTTGCGTACTTGCAGAACACCGACAACTTCATTGCCGACAAGGTTTTCCCTGTGATTCCTGTTGACAAGAAGTCGAACCTCTACTTCAAATACACGAAGGACGACTGGTTCCGTGACGAGGCTCAGCGTCGTGCTGACGGAACGGCTTCCGCCGGTTCGGGCTACGGCTTGACCACCGAAACCTACATGGCAGACGTTTACGCCTTCCACAAGGACATCGGTGACCAGACTCGTGCCAACGCCGACAACCCACTCAACCCAGACATGGAAGCCACGCAGTTCGTGACCCAGCGTCTGCTCCTTCGTCGTGAAGTGCAGTGGTCAAGCGACTACTTCACCTCAGGCATTTGGACTTCGGGTGACTACACCGGCGTTGCCGACAGCGTTTCGTCGCTCTCGGCTGGTGAAACCTACAAGTGGTCGGACTACAAGACGGCTCCTACGTCGTACAAGTCCAACCCAATCGTTGACGTTGAGTCGGCCAAGGCCACCGTGTTGCAAAACACCGGCTACGAGCCAAACACCTTCGTTCTCGGTTACAAGGTCTTCCAGACCCTGAAGAACCACCCTCTGCTCGTTGACCGTTACAAATACACCCAATCAGGTGCAATCGTGACGGAAGACCTTCTCGCTCAACTCTTCGGTGTTGACCGCGTGTTGGTCGCCAAGGCAGTGGTGAACTCAGGCGCTGAAGGCACGAACGCTCAGTCTTACGACTTCACCGTCGGTTCTGGTGCGCTCTTGTGCTACACGGCTCCTAACCCCGGCCTCATGACCCCTTCTGCTGGTTACACGTTCATGTGGACTGGCGTTTCGGGTGGCCTCGGTTCCACCATCGGCGTTAGCCGCTTCCGCATGGAAGAGTTGAAGGCAGACCGAGTTGAAGGTGAAATCGCCTTCGACAACAAGGTCGTCGCTTCAGACCTCGGCTTCTTCTGGTCAGAAATCATCTAACCAGAAGTGCCGGTTCCCCTGCCCTGCTAACATAGGGGGCATGGAGAACTCCACACCATTCACGCATAGAGTCGCCAGAGAGTTTGTCTCTGGCGACTTTGTGCATCATGTAGGCGATTTAGTCAGCGATGCTGATTGGACACACCAAGGCAAGCAATACGTTGAGTCAATGAAATGGGTTGTCCCGCTTGCAGAACATGAGATTGCTGCGTTGGCTGCTGCTGAAATCGAAAAAGAAGTGCCGGTGGTTTTAGAAGAAGCCATCGAAGTGGTACAAGAAGTTGTACCACCAAAGCCCAAGCCAACTCCAGCCAAAAAGACTGCCAAGCCAGCAGTCAAAAAGACCGTAGCGGAGTAACCCTTCCAAACCGTAAACATGGTGCTACGATTTCACCATGTCACTAAAAGACGCAGAGCAGCGTCTAGAGCAAGCGTCAACCTGCAAGGTTGTTGCCTTCCTTGAATCTCTAGACAAGAGCGACCTTTCCACCTTCGCCTCATGGCTTACCAACAAGAAGCCTGCTGGCTGGATTGCACGAGTCGTTGCAGCCGATGGCAAACTCGTCAACGAGAAGACCCTCAAACGCCATTTAGACGGCAACTGTAACTGCCCTGCTGAAACACTCCACAAGGGGGCGTATCGTGTCGCTAAGTGACGCTGAAGCATCTCTGCCGCAACGTCACACAAACGCCATTCCAAAAGGCACTGAGCCTTCTTTCCAATGGAATGGCAGCGAAGGATACATCACCTCACCGCTTCTCCCTAATGAGCCAGACCCTGCCTTTTGGGAAGTTCTTATGCAGGATTGGGGGCTATCACCAGACGCTACCGAAATCGTAGATGGCTCCGTCAACATTCGTGGTTGGGATTCCAACATTGGTAATGGTGAAATCCAGCGCATGAAGTATTACCGAGCGCAGATTCGCCGTCGTCAATCAGGTGAAAAGTCCATCAACGTTGACCGTTTGTGCGAGAAGATTCTGAAGCGCAAGCCATTGAAGTCCGCCCCAAGTGTAAACAGCAACCGTGCATTGGTAGTCACTTTTTCCGATTGGCAGACAGGAAAAGGGGAAGGGGGCGGCCCAGATGCCATGGTTGAGCGCATTTGCCTCGCCCAAGACCGTGTGGTGGAAAGAGTCAAGGAACTTCGCAAGGCTGGTCGTGCGCCAAGTCACATCTACATCGCCGGAATGGGCGACCTCGTAGAGCAATGCTCAGGCCACTACGAAATGCAGGCTTTCCAAACCGTGCTTACTCGCCGTCAGCAAAAGGACTTGGTTGTCCACCTGATTGACCGAATGGTCGAACTCCTTGTCTCCAATTTCCCAGAAATCCAAATCATTATCACGGCAGTTCCCGGCAATCATGGTGAAAACCGAAACTCATCTGGCCGTGCGTTTACCGATTGGCTGGACAACGACGACCTTGACGTTTTCACCTCAACCTACCGTGCCTATCTGAAGCACCCAGAGCGTTACAAGAACGTCTCAATGCCACAGTTTGATGGACTGGTGCAAGAGGACTTGACCATCACCTTGGACATTTGTGGCGTTCCTGTGACCTTCGCTCACGGACATCAGTTTGGAAAAGGCAATGGGGGCGGAACCGTCGCCAAGATTGAAGCGTGGTGGAAAGGTCAGGTCATGGGTCGCACCCCTGCTGCCGACAGTGCCATCTTGTTCTCTGGTCACTATCACCACTTCGTTGCCTCTGAGGGAACTGGTCGCCAAGTATTCCAATGCCCTGCAATGGACGGTGGCTCCAAGTGGTTCACCTCACAGACTGGCGCAAACTCGCCTGCCGGAATGCTCACTATTGGAATTGGACTTGATTACGGCCAACGTGGCTGGGGAGATTTGCTGATTATCTAATGGCTTTCTATGTCGCCGGACCGATGAGGGGTCTACCAAATTCAAACTTTGATTCATTCGTAGAGGCTAGGGAACACCTCAGAAGCGCAGGATACGACGTTATTTGCCCTGTAGAGACTGCCCAAGAGCGTTTAGGTGAATCTGTGCAGGCAGATGATTCCAACTTCTACGAGCAAATGTGGCACTGCTACAACGCCGTACTGAAATCCGAGGGGGTCATCGTGCTTCCCGGTTGGGGGCGGTCAGAGGGGGCTAAGGCAGAAGTCTTGGTTGCTGTCACCACCGGAAAACCGATTTACGCCTATCACAAGCATCGGCCTCACTTCCTAGAGGAACTTCCAAACGTCAAAATCACCACACGAGCCGAGGTCTTGGCATGACGAACGTTGAACGTTTTTGGTCGAAGGTAGAAAAAGACGGCCCAGTACCTGATTATGAACCCACGCTTGGCAAATGCTGGATTTGGACGGGCGCTAAAAACAACAAGGGTTACGGCAACTATCGCCTACTTCACATGAAATGGGCCACCACGGCGCACCGAGTCTCTTACGAGTTGTGCGTTGGTGAAATCCCAAATGGCCTCTACCTTGACCACTTGTGCCGAGTTCGCTCGTGCGTCAATCCAAATCATCTAGAGCCGGTCAGCAACACCGAAAACATCCATCGTGCTTATCGCACCAAGGGGCAGATGACGCTATGGGAATAGGTCTGGGCGAGTTTTGGACTGACGGCACTGAGGAAAGCGCCGACGAATCACCATGGGCTGCACTTCCGGGAGTTCGCACAGGTGCAGAACTGACTCGTGGTGAACGAGTTGCCGACATGGTTCGCAATCGCATGGGTTCATGGGGCTTTGTGATGGGCTTTGTAGCCTTCATGTGCCTTTGGGCAGTGCTGAACACCATCTTGCTTGGCACGAACGCACTTGACCCATTCCCCTACATCTTGCTCAACCTGTTCCTATCCATGCTTGCCGGACTTCAGGGAGCCATCTTGCTGATTGCTGCCAAGCGTGCAGATGCCATCGCAGCAGAACAGGCACTCTCTCACTTGACAATCTCTCGGAACAGTAGTGAAATCATAAAGGCAGTCCAAGCCGACCTAAAGGCATCGCACAAACTCGTCAAAGACGTGCATCACATTCTCAAAGAACTTCACGCAAAGGAATCCAATGACTGACATCAACGAAGTTTCACCACACCCACGACGCTCAATGGAAGAAATCAACAAGTTGATTGTTGACGGCGAGAAGGCTCTCCAACCTCCTAAGCGTCTTGTGACCGCTGGTGGTGGTCGTCGCAAGCGTCTTGAAGTCGAAGGCGCTGGTTACCGATTTGGAGCATCACCAGTGCGTGAGCCGGAGTTCCCAGAGGGGGGAGACCCACGCTTCCGTGCAGTCTTGTCCGAGATGCTGAAACTCCACATTTCCAAAAGCAATGACTACGGCACTGGGCAAGACCCATACGCCAACTACCGTGCTGCCGAGCAAATCGGCGTATCAGCATGGAAGTCTTGCTTC